TAACGATTTGCTTTTCCTTGAGCGCTTCAAAGTCTATCTCTGCACTGTGAAGTCCTGCCACCGTCATCCAATAGCTTTCGCTCTCCACCTTCCGGGAAGGTCCCTGGCCGGATGTGATCACCAGCTTATACATTGCATCACCTCAAATCTTTTGCCCATCTTTGTTTTAAACACGTTGGATATTTTTCCACATCGCCAAACAAAGTATGCACTACTACTTCTCTCGGCCTGCTGGGTACGTTCCAGCTCGCCCCTCCACACCGTTCATCCTCGCAATGCCAACCGCTGGCTTTTAAGGACGTTCCGCTTTCGCTTTCCAAGATGTAAGTTATGATTTTTCTGTACCCCATCTCTTTGGCAATCCTTGCAGCACGGCTGTACAAAAATGAGCAAACGCCTTTTGTTCCGTCTGTGCATAACCTTGTCACTTCCAGCGTAAAACCATCGCACAGTTTCCTTGCCACCGGATTACCAACTGTGGCCACACCAACCAACTTGTCGCCAACCTCGCACCCCACTCTGAATTTATCCCGCTTAATTGGTAAATGGTGCCTATGATGCTGCGCTATAAATTGATTCGCTTCGGTCAGCGACAAGGGTACTGCGTTCACCCATACCTCCTGTCGCAATCACACATAATCATGCGGTCACCATCCTCATACACTCCCTGCCCATGGCAATGCGGACAGCTGGGCAGGTACTGTGGAATGAATTCTTTCCACCCGTCCCGCAGAAAAGTATGCGGCATTTTGATAAACTTCTCTTCCACCTTTTCCCGCTTACACTTCGCAGCGTAGTTTCTCGCAGCCATGACAAGATCACCCGGCAGCACATGGTTCTCCACCGTAGTCATTACCCAGGCTGTCTGTGCGTCACGCAGCGCGCCCTGGTGTCGTGGATACTCCTTGCGGAAAAGCTCAAAGGCGTTTTTGTTATCCAGCGAATATAAATCCATTCCATCCAACGACTTCCCCGGTTCCGGTTCAGCAGACGGTCGTGCGTTATCGTTAACCTCATTTTCGTTTTGGTTTGCTTCGCGCGATATATAACTACTTGTACTCTGTATATTGGATGGATGGTTTTTATCCTTATCCTTATCCTTATCCTTATCCTTATCCTTATAGCTTCCAATTGCATCCGTCTGCATATCGTTTTCTGCAATTGCATCATTATGCTTTTCCCATCTTTTCTTTGCATTTTCCCGCAAGCGTTTGCATTTGGTATCGTACTTCGCCTTCATCTCGTCCATCTTTGGTTTGATGTGAGTACGCCAGGCAAATTTAAGTACGCCGGTAAAATCCGGTTCCTCTCCACGGCGGTCATACGCATACATGGCCATGATAAGTTGGCCGCGTTCCTCGTCTGATTCCAGCTCCGCAAACACGTCCTCATACTCATAAAGCAGGAGCATACTCTTCAAATCTGCCATCTCTCCCGCCTCCTAAAACATCGCCTTGATCGTAGTCAGATAAGGCTTAATATCATCCACGCTGCGCGCCAGCACATAGGTACCGCCGTGGGCCTTGCATATTTTCTCAAACTCTATCTGATAAGCGCTCTGCTTCCCGGTCTGCGTTTTGACTTCGATATATAATGTCACGCCGTCTTTTAACGCCGTAAGATCCGGAAAACCCTTGCGGCATAACGGGCCTTGCTGGTGGTACGTTACGTCCCAGCCGTCCATCCGGAGTATCTCCACTATGGACCGGCGGATCAGTGTTTCCGGTTGCGTCTTTCTTTGGTATCCTTGCTGTAATGTTCTGACCATTTCATCACCCTACGAAACTTTATCAAAAAGATTTCCCTGGGCGCGCTGCCCGTCCACATAGTAATTAGCCTCGTCAATCAGCGTATTCAGTTTATCCACGCACTCTCTGCGCAGGCACATCTTCTCATAGGTTTCATCGTCATAGTTACCATCCGTGTATGGTTCAACCGGTTTGTTCGGCGTGTTCAGGTTCAGCGGTGCGTTACTGTATTCCAGCTTCATGCGGGCCGTAATCGTTGCGCCCATAGTTTCCTGCTTACCGCCGTAGTTAAGACTTACGCTGCGCACATCAATGCGCTGCAGGTAGTCTGCCGGAAGCTCACACAGCAGCCTGGCCTCTTCACACAAAGCCTCAAAAGCGAATACCATTTCCGGCCTCGGCAGCTCGTTGCATTTCATGGTGTATTTATCAGCGTAGGCATCGCCTTCCTCGTAGTGCAGCTCTACAGTGGTACCATCAAATTTAATCTTCGTAAAACGTTTTTGCATTTTGTCATCCTCCTTAACCACAGATAGCCGGGACCGTATTCGGCCCCGGCCTCACTAAATATTATTCAAAATCTACTAACGGAGTTTCCGCATATTCTTCCTGCGCTACCGGTACAACTTCTGCTGGCATCTCTGCCTGCGTCTGTTCCGGAATGGCTGCCGGTTCTTCCATGTCAATGGTCATCTCATCGTCCACACGTCCGGACGCAATGTCCTGGGCAATCTGTACGGTCTGTGCGTCGGCCTTCTGATAGTCTATGCTCATCAAACCCCACTTGCCAATCAACCGGCGCAGCACGGTCTTGCAGGCCATGCCGTCGTAGTTATCATTCCAGATAGCAGGCCTTCCCTGGTTACCTTTCCGGAACTTCTTTTCATGGGCATCAATCTGTCCTTTGCTCATGTAGATTTTTTTCTCGTAACCGTTAACCAACCGGAAGTAACCCAGGTAACCAACCACAGGCAGTTTCTCCCGCTCGACCTCGTCCTCGATCCATTCCACTTCCACGTCCTCGGTCAGCCGGTCAAAGTGTTTTAATTCGCCCTGCCTAACGTCGCACACGTTCAGCCGTTCATAAGCACCGGTCCGGTTCGCCAGCTGGATCATGCCACGGTACCCCATAATAAACTGTGCTTCACGGCGTTTAGTTTTCCCGTTGTAGAACGGCACCACATACGCGAAACCTAATGCCTTGTCAATAGGCAGGTTATATGTGGCTGCCTTCAGCGCGCTTTGGATCACCGTCATCGGCGCATTGAAAAACGCTTCACGCAGGTATGCGTCCTCATTTACCATAGAAACAATGCTGCCCATAAACTGCGGCATCCTTGCGCCCAGCAGATCCTGGAACCGGGTGCGGTAGTTTTCACTGTCCAGCATGGCCTGCAGCAGCCCGCCTACCGTCCGTTTGGCTGCCTGATTAACAGCTCCGTTTGCGGCTTCCAACGCCGTGCTTTCTTTTCCAATTACTGCCTTCTGATTTGTCTTTGCCATAATTATCCTCCTTTATACTTTTATGCCCTAAATACTCTCATAGGATCACCGACTTTTTTATACTTTTCATAAACATCAGGCATCTCTTTTTGCAACCGTTTTGCATCAATCGTTACCTTGCCGGCCTGGACCTTCCACGTTACTTTGTTGCCGGAGATCTCCGCCACCTCAAAATCGCCCATGGCCTTCTGGATCTGCTGCTTGTAGTTTTCCTTGGCTTCCTTGGCTTCCTTCTCGGCCAGCTCAAAATGCTTCATGCGCTCATAGGCTATGATGATATCCGGCTGGGCCAGCTGCAGCGTCTCCTGTTTGCCGCCCGGGTACATGGCAGCCAGCGTCTCTCCGGCACTCTTGGATCCGTCCGGCAGCGGCGGGATAAGGTCCGTAACCAGCTGCCAAAACTTTTCACCCTCTTTAATAAGGAAGTCGATCTGTTCCTGGTTCCTGTCTATGACTTTCCACACCGCCTCGTTGCCGCCGATCAGGACGGCGATGTACCAGCGGTCGTACCCGGTGACAGCCATGTACCACTGGCATTGCAGGTAGTACATATCCGGTACCTCGTCCTCTTTCCAGGCCTTCGCCTGGTCCACGCCGGCAGTCTTGATTTCCAGCCCGGCTTTCTCGCCTACCACTTCCCGGTCCACCGAAGCCAGCATCCAGGGATGTTCGCAGCTGCGCATCATCCCACGGCGGCGTACCTGCTTGCCGGTTACTTCACAAAACCAATCGGCGATGTTGCCTTCGTTCTTCTGGCCCCAATACACGCGCTGGTTCTTGGACAGATCTTCCGGCTTTTTCTGCCCGGTCTTTTCCGCCCAGAGCGCCAGCCTGCTCTTCCACGGATTCACGCCCAGGATAACCGCCGCATCACTTCCACCCAGGCCGCTGTTCCGTAACGCCAGCCATACCTCACGGTCTTTCATCTCTTCAACCGTCATAACTAATTCTGCCATTTATTTTGCCTCCTTAACTTCCATCAATACCATTTTGTAAACCTTACCATCTGCCGCAATTAAAAACGGGAAAGTGTGTGTTTTCCCATCAATCACCATCTGATATATCGGTACCACTATTTCCGGTTCTTCCGCTTTCTCTTCCGGTTTCGGTTCTTCCGTGAACAGCTGCTGCTGCTTTGCATGGTCATCAGTTACCTTGCCACGCAGCTCCAAGTAGTTCAGTTCCAGCAGCTTCAACAGCTTTTCAAACTTCTCCGGAGTAATCCCGGGGCGGGAGCCGAACATCTCAAAATATTCATAGGAATTGGTGCGCACATCCAACAGCAATGCCATCTGCTTTGTGCTGTATCCCATCTTCTCCCGGCGCTCACGGATCCGCTGCAGGTACGTCCTGCCTACAATCAAGTTCGGCATCGTACCTTTACCTGACCGAAACAGATCCGCATAACTGCAGCCCAAACCATTGGCCACGGACAGCAGGAACGGAATCGTAATGCGCTTCGGATTGTTTTTCATCTTGGATATCTCTGCATGGCCGATACCGCATTTCTGACAAAACTCTGTGTAATTCATGTTCATAGTATTCAGCTTGCTTATTATATTCTGTGCAATCTTTTCCTCATACGTTGA